GATGAAAAAGTTCTAAAAATATTAAATTTGATTGATTCGATGCCCGAAAACAATAAACAAAAAAAATTAAGCCTAATCCTTCAAATATTAGACTCCTGATTGGATCTATTACGCTCAACGCTTATAACCTCGCATAACCTCCCCCATCTTATGCGCCCCCCGACCAAATCATAAATCGTTAAGCGTAATACAGCCAACCACTTATACCTATAAACCAAAATCTTAATCTACCGCCTATCAAAAAACTCCCCTTTTTTGATAATCTAAATGACATTGAACAGGATATATTCTAAGTGGTATGATGTTGACCATTAAAGTCATCAAATTTTTAAAACTTTTTTATTTTAACGATATGATCTATAATGGCGGTTGAATTCAATGATTAGGAGTCAGGTCATGGTATGGGGAGTGCTAGTAGACAGATTGCTTTACGAGGCAAATATAAATTATAGTGAGTTAGGCAGGCAGTTAGGTTGCGATAGAGCCTATATACACAAGATCATCAAAGGTCAAAAGAAGCCGCCTTCTTTAGAGAAGTTGAACAAGATATACTCAATAATTTCTAAAAAAATTGAAATTTCTTCTAATATGGAAATTGACTATTATAATACGGCTATGATCGAGAAATATGAAAAATCAGAGGCCATGGCTTTATTTCTTTACTGCAATAGTTTAAAATCGTCTGCGTGACAGTCGTTCTTTATTGTAGGTATAGTAGTACCAAACAAAGTGAGGGCTTTAGTATATCCGCTCAACTGAGTGCCTGTCGCGAATATTGTCAAAAAAATAATTTAATTATTCTTAAGGAATATGTCGATGAAGCCATTTCAGGCAGATCTTGTGATAGACCTCAATTTAATTTAATGCTCGAAGATTCTAAATCTAAAGAATTTACTCAAATTATAGTCCATAAATTTGATCGTTTTAGTCGTGACAGAACTGATAGCGTAGTAATAAAGTCACAACTTAAAAAAAATAATGTTGATGTCATATCCGTTTCCGAGCCGATCGACAACTCAAATGCTTATGGTGTGGTCATGGAGTCTCTATATGAGTCACTATCCCATGCCTATTCACAAAATCTCGCCAGAGAGTCGCTTAAAGGCATGATTGAGGCGGTTAAAGCGGGTTTTCATGTTGTCGGGAAGCCACCTTTTGGATACCAACTTAAAAAAGTTAAATATAAAAATAAAATGAGGTCAAAATTGATTATTAATGAAGAAGAGGGGAAGATCGTCAAATTGATTTATTGTAAGTATTTAAATGAAAACTTAGGCATTAAATGTATTACTAAATTTTTAAATGAAAATGGATATAGAACGCGATCAGGTACGTTTTTTTCGTCTTCGGGCGTATGTAAAATATTAAAATCCAAAACCTTAACAGGTACCATTGATTATAATAAATCTGAAAAATTTGGATACCCACATATTCAAATCCCTAAAAATCATGCTCCCTTAATTTCTGAAGACGAATATCAGAAAGTGCAAAATATAATGAAGCAGCGATACACAACCAAAGTTAAATTAAAATCTGATTTTATCTTATCAGGGATCCTAAAATGTTCTTGTGGTAGCAGCATGTCTGGGATATCAGGGACATCGAAAAATGGGCAAAAACATCATTACTATTCTTGTATAAACAAAATTAAAAAAGGAATATGCAAACAAAGCAATATACGTAGGGACTGGTTAGATGACTTAATTATTAATGCGTTCAGAACAGAAATTATAAATAAAAAAACAATTAGAACAATTACACAACAAACGGTTGAATCAATTTCAAATAAGAATAAAAAAATTCATGATGAAATTAAACGATTAAAAAACCAATTTCAAACCATAAAAAATAAATACGACAAATTGTTAAATTTAGTTGAGACTCAAGACGATATTGATTACAGTGACGTTGGCCCCAGAATCAAAGAGCATAAATTGGCTATGGATAATATTAATATTCAAATCCAAAACAAGAACATTGAAACGACTCAAAATACCTCAATAAAACTAAATACAAATCAAATAAAAACTCAAGTAATCAGCCTAATTGACACCATAAATTTTAATAAAAAGACAATCAGAGACCATATCCGGCATATAAAGATCGAGCAAGATTATATGATAATTAATTGGTGTTTGCTCAATGAGTCGACTGGTAGCCCTTTCGATCCTATTAAAGAACATTTTACATTTTATTATCAACTAAAAATTGCCTAAAAAATGATATAATAATAGGAGAGCTTATCTCGCTCATTATGCAGCAGCCTACCACCCCCCTTTGTGGTGGGCTGCCATTACTTGGCCACGCAAGAAGATCGACTCATCCTATCAAATAATAATTTGTTTTGAGTCGTGGTAAATGACAAGTATTTTGTTGTACTACTAATATTACGATGCCCTAATAAATTTTGAACGGCATAAATCGGAACGTCGGCATCAAGTAAGTGTACTGCGATACTATGTCGAAATGCATGAGGACTTAATAACCTGATTTTTGATTGAGCTGTATATTTTTTTGTTAATTTGAAAATTAAATCGCGGGACACCGCCATATCTTGTCTGCTAATAAATAAAGGCTCGTATGATAATGCATCTGGTCGTGTTTTGAGGTATTTTCGTAATATCCTCTCTCTGGTCGCGTCCAACCGTATCGTATTGTTAATGCCACCTTTTAGTCGGCTACATTGAATCGTGTGCGATTGGGTGCTATAGCTCTCCACTCTCAATAATTGAAGCTCACTAACCCTCAGCCCACAAAAATATAATATATTAAAAATGGCCTGATCCCGTACCGGCTGTATTTTGAGGTGTTTAAAAAATTTTGTTAATTCATGTTTTTCAAAGTATTTCATTTTTTTATTCCTTGTTTATTAAGTTATATATACTACAACATAATGAATTATACATTACAACTATAATGTATAACTAAGAATTTGGCAAATATTTATTGAAAATGAACTCAAATGTTATTGTTTTTAAAATAAAATTAATATCTAAATATAAGTTAGTTATACATTACTTATCTTAAAACACTAAAAATTGATATATATTTAGAGATTAATTCTGGGTCAATAATTATTATTCTTGAATAGGCTAATATGAAAAGCGTCACAACTCCACTAAACGTATATTTATATATGATCATATCTTTTTCAATTTTTTTAACCCTTTTAGAAATTCGATCAATACCAATCCTATAGTTATCCTCAATAGCGATCAGTCTAATATTGGTTTCTTCTAAACGATCGTGAATATCTGAAACGGTTTTTAATTTCTCTGATATATTTAATTTTTTAAGTTCGTTCCACTCCGTAACACTTTTTTTCGCTTGGGGTACTACGACCTCATTCAGGATTGTTTCTAGACGCGCAACCTGTATAAGTAAGGCTTGTACCTCATTGACACTCATAACATTGACCTAAAAGAAACGCCTCACATTTCGCTATAAATCCTTTGGGAAATATGTTAGTAGTTCTAAGTCTGGAATTTTGACTAAGGTATAAACTGAAATATAAATCGGTAAGCTCTGAACAATACCAACGATCCCTCGACTCACATTTTCCCAATCCCCAAAACCCAAAAATAGATGCCATATAATCAAAGCCTTTACCCACACAATTATTCAAATACATAATTAATTGTTTACCTTTAATCGAATTGGGATCAAATGGAAGCTTAATACTAAAGTAAGGCCTTTTATGGTGTTTTTGGGTAAGCGTGACACCAGAAAAACACCGACTTTGAAAAATGCCATAATCCGGAACTTCAATAGACACATGATCGATTTTTGAGTTGCTTTTTGCCCGAATTAAAAATGTAAACGGAAGCCATGTGCTTCTATATGCATGTACTAATATAAAGTCTTTTTTATTATCCGGCATCGTTGTCAATCTTCACCCAATTTAATTGGGTTTCTAGTGTTTTTTCGTCCAAATCATAGACGATATGATTGCCCCCAAATTTTAAGTTAACTTTATTCGAGTTTTTATTAACAATAACGGTTTTTAACACACTTTTATTATCTGTATTTATGCGATTTATAGTTAATGTAATATCATCTGCAGCAGCAACCTCCGTAACTGCCTGCTTTGCGATTTCAAGCACATTTTTATTATTAATCACATAGCCTTTAATAATTTTTTTTAGTTGTTTGCTTACTGCAAATTTGATGAAAATCTTCATAATTTTTTTGCCTATTTTTAAAATTGATTTAAACATTTTTTTACTCCTTAATAAAATGGTCTAAAGCCATTTTGGTCCTTTATCAAAAACTCGTTCTTAAAACTTTTCCCGAAACTGGGCAAGTTTATGGATAGATGTATAAAGTTTTGATCCCAATAATATATACACTGCCTGATCGGTAATTTTTCATTAAAAATCCATTTGTACACCTCTAACATATCCCTCTCACATAAAAAATCAATAGCACCTCCCGAGAAATGATCTGTGTTTGGACTACCCCCCACACTAAAATTAAGACACATCGACCGAACCCAAGACAGAGGTTTAACTGTGCCAAACCGTAAACGGATGCAATTAAGACAGGATTCGACCAATAATTTCGCATTTAATTTCTGCCGTATTGAAACCCGTATCGACTTTGCTATTAAGGGATAGTCCTTGCTGACGGTTAATTCGTCAATATAAAAATATGGGCTGTTTTCTGAAATTAAGTTTAAAATAATACCCCCCCCACACTAAAATTTAATTAAGCCTCTAAGGCTTCTAATCTATTTTTTATAGCCTCAAGGTCAGTCTCTAAGGTTTGAACTCTATTCATTGATTCTTGAAGCGCACCAATCGCCTTCATGTAAAGCACACTGTACTTCACACTTTTTGTTCCGTTGACTTCAGTTACAAGGCCATTCATACCTGCCTCTTCTAGCTCTTGAGCAATAACTCCAATTTGTTGAATCGCAACATAATCCTCCTCTTCAGTCTCAATTTCGACATCCGATTTAAATTTATATTTTCGTATTTTGAGTGCCAAAATATCGTCCCATTGTGAGGAAGCATCAATAATATCTGTTTTGAGTTTAATATCTGATACAGAGCCGTAAGAATTATCTTTGTTGACGACATCACCGTCGCCATAAATCATGAACAATGCGCTCCCATTCGCAAGAGTATTACCATAGTTAATGTCTTCGCAAATCATATGATAGGTATTTCTGTTTAACTTACAATAGTGCATACGAGAATGGAATCCGACCTCAAGATTTCCGGTATAGAAGGCGTTATTGTAATACTGAAATCCAATGGCCGAGTTTGAGGTGTTCATAATAGAGCTGTTCATGATTATACAATCCGAAATACCCGTCCCCGCGTTCTGGTTCTGAACGTTATGCCAAGCACCAATCATAGTCTGCCCCGCCGAAATAGAAGTGTCCTTTACGACAAATCGAGTATTAGTAGCGGGGATACTCCCAATCCCCACATTGCCTGAAGCTCCATCAATTTTTAATTTAATACTAGGAGATGAGCCAGTGACAAAAGCAATATCCCTGTTTAAATTTGATCTCGATTGAAGGACTAGCGTGCCAGCTGGAAAATCACCCGAAGAACCACTCCCACTAAAAATATAACAACCACTTTCTCCTGTGACGGCTGACGTTCTCCCATCCATATTGAAATTAAGATAAGTCCCTCCAGTGCCATTGGCCATAAAAGAAAAGCTATCCGACTGTGACTCGGCTGTACCTCCTATATGGACATTGCCTGAATCATCAATCCGTAACGCCTCACTCCCATTTGTTGCTATAGCGACTGTATCTGCCGCGGGAAAGAACATTCCTGTATTGACATCATCATATTTTGAAAAGGCCGGCAAAGCGGCTGTAGTACCCGACCCAAATAATTGAGTCCCATCCGTTTTAGACAGCGCATACCAGTTGTTATTATCTTCTGAGCGTATTTTCAAACAATTATTAGTTGTATCTAACCACCACATTCCACCCGTCGTCGTGGACGGTGAGCTTGCACCTAAATTATTTGAAAATAAAGCAGCTAAATTGTCATTAATATCGGCTCGAACGCTCGGAAATGTTGCATTAGCTATTGTCTGATCGGCTTGTGCCATTTATTGCCCCCATTTTTTAATAATTTTTACACACCCAAGCCACCGTTTTAGATATATTTGTGTCCGTGCTATTTTTAACCTGTAAGTCAAAGCTAGATGCCGTAATATTATCAATTATAACATAATCCCCGCTTGTTCCATTAACGATAGTCGTTGCGATAGTTGGATTTGGATTGAAATAATCTACATTAAAACTAACGGTTTTAGATCCTGTCGTTAATGTTACGGTACTACCTGAATCAACGACATCAGGCATATCAACCGTCACCCCTAACTCTGATATATAAGCATTAAAATTATTGTTTTTACTGTTAAGCTCAATTTTGAACTTAAAGGCTCTTGAGTTGTAATCCCCAATAAAAAACTTTTGGTAATTAGACCAAACAACATTACTTGATGTGGGGTCATCATTTGTGGTTGAGATATAAGGCAGAAGTGTAATAACATCTTCATTGCCTTCTAGCCCATCAAAATCACCAGTCTTTTCATCAAAAAGACCGCCTTCATCGTCAAAAAATAAACTTATTTGTTCTAATGTATATGAATTATTAATTGTAATTCTGGATGATACCGTTTTACCTAGGTCGACATAATTATTAAATTCGTAGATCCCATGTGTTAGTGTATTACTTTGGGAATCCCCACCATTATCAAATGTACCTGACTGCGAATCAAATAAACCGGATGTATTATCGAATAGAACACCACCATCGAGTCTTAATGTGTTGTCTATTACAACAAGTCCCGTTTTGTTACCTGAAAAAGAGGAGCCTTCATTTTGAGATGTCACAACATTTAGATTATTTAAATCCGGTACGCTAACATCTAATAATGAATAATCGGTAGATTGATTCCCTGTCGAGTCGACCGATTTTATTAAATATACGCCTGTTAGCAGTGGGGCTATGACTGAGCTATTGGCTCCGGGTACATTCGGTATTATTGGATTAGAATTTGCCCAACTATAATCAGATGTATTTGTGTTGTGTTTGATTATGTAATGACCACCTACCAACACATCTAATTCCTGCGATACATCCCAATTCAAATTCGCGTTATTATTGATAATTTGTATACTAAAATTTTGTACGGTACTCGGCGGTTTTCGTAAGCCCAATACCTCGAACGTTGCTGTCGAATAATCAGAGCTAACGCCGTACACATTAATTGCTTTGACTCTAAATTCATAAACCCCGATCTCGACATCTAAAATTTCAAATTTTGTATCCTGAAAACGACCGGCAATAATATGGCCCACATGCTCTACTTTTTTGTATTCGACTTGATATTCCTGAACAAAAGCGTCTTTATTGCCATCAAAAAAACCATTAACCTTAACTTTAATACCTGAACCCTCTTGCGTTGAGTATAATGCTTCACTGAGGGTCATTTCGGAGGGTACGGGTACTGTATTATAGTCAGGGATAGCCAACATCGATATATTTTGGGGTATCGTGGCCTCACCGGATGTCCATGTGTATACGTCTGCCGTCTCATGTCTGAGTGTAATATCAAAGCCGTTCCCGTCCTCTGACATTGCCCAACTCGTAACCCTATACGTTTTATTGGTGTAACCTAAAATCTCATTGGAAAAATTAATGGTATCCATAATCGATAATTGAAGCGCTTTATAGTTACAATTCATAATAATCGTTTCACTATAACGATGTTTTTGTAGATATATTTTGGCTAATCTTTGCGCCCGTTCTATACCCTCAGTACCCAATAAATTTAAATCAGAGATTAGCTCTTCATTATTATCTTGAGATTTGTATATTGTACTTGTGACTTTAGGAAATTCATCATAATCCTCACTATCCGTATCCGTATTTAAATAAGTGCCTTTTACGGCATTATACAAATCTCGTTTACTTTCGTTCGGGACAACTTGGATTCCTCCATTTAACCACGATTCGTCAATACTATGCGTTGGGTTCGACCAAGCACCCGCATATACTTTGAATTTCCCTTCACAGTAAACTAAAACTCCGACAAACGTTGATAGTATTTGGTTTATGTTCGATCGGTGATCTTGATCTGCCGTTAAGACTAGATTACTTGTGTATCGCTTCTCGGTACCACCTGTCGAAATACTTACGTTCTCGTCACAAATATTAGCGGCGGCACTAAACGAGGCTGTATGAATTAAATTAGGGTCTATTTTTACTCCGTAATTCGTGTCAGTCAAATAATCATATAAATGTAATACTGGATTTGTTGTGTATGCGGTTGTACTTGTCCGCGGATCATAACATTTTTTTCCCTCAAATTTAGATTGAAATGTAGGGATTCCAATATTCCTATAAATATCTGGATGGTAGCGACACGTTGTGTGGATATAGGCATTACCCGCACAAAACAATTCATTTTCATTTAGGTTATAATTACCACTCGACTTAAAGGCGTTTGTTAGCGTTTGGTCTGACGCTGTTTGGTTGCTTGTGCCAAGCTTCGTTGATATGCGTATGGACTTTGTATAAGACACATTGTTTTCAAAAAATACCCGTGGTGACACCCGATATTGTGAATTGGGTGTAAACATCCAATTTTGGCTCGCCGGATAAGATCCACTACTCCCCCAAGAATTGTCGATGTAGTTGCTAGCTGCCCACGACTGGTTATGATGTGGGTTTCTATATTCATAACTTTCACTGGCAGGCAACTTCCAATGGATTCGTAAGGGTAGGGGTTGATGTGATATAGGAACCTCACCTTGTCCTGATGCATTAGTCGAAAATGCACCAACAACAGTAAAATCAAATAATTTTTGTGTGGGATTAGTGATTTTTGAATATCCAATATCTGACGGTCTTACAATTTGCCTAGTAGCAGTTATGTAGCCCCCGTAAAAATTATGTGATGCACGAAATACAAAATTTATTTTAATCGCATCGTCGATATCAGCGTTGTAATCATGCTCGGTATATCCCTCAATTTGCAGTTTTTGGTTGGTAAAATTATAGGTCGTGTTAGGTTCTAACCCACCTACATATATTTTCCCTGCATTCGCTGCAAAATGGTTCGTACCGTTACTTTGTAACCAAAAAGGCATATTTAAATTTGTGCCAGACCACGTCGTTTCGGTTGGACTAGAAACCCACTGCTGATTATATAATAATCGTGAGGCCCACCGCTTAAATAAATAACCTTTCTTTGAGTAATCATCAACAATCGATGTAGATTTATCTTTACCATTTATTACTATTGGCGCGCGGTACTTATTATCATTGACCATTCCCCCTGAATCGAGTGTAACAGGCCCATTATTAATAAAATGTTGTTGAACACTATGACATTCATGCCCTACAAGGGAAATACATTGATGCAAGTATTCATTTAATTGGTCTGACTCAAAACTTTCATAGCCCACAGTCGACGTAGTCGTACGATGAAAAATAGTACCGCCGACCGTTCGTTTACCATAAATAATATTATGAGGTCTGAGGTTATCAATCTGATTGGCTTTCATACCCTCAAATTGTTTGCGTAGTGGATCAATACCGAGCGTAGGGATATCTGGTTTAAATATTTTTGATAATGCTGCTGCTGCTATAATACCTCCCACAGGGCCTAGAAACGATTGAGCTGCGACAATTCCTGCAGTTTGTACAATAGAACTTAAAATCGCACTATTAGAAATTTCGTCAATAACGCTACTCATAAACTCCAAGCCCCATCACATTGATGTGTTTCTATATGATTAAAAACATAATTCGGGTCGTCCTCGGATAAGAAAATAGAATATGAACCATCACACAACCCTAGCGACTCATCTTTATATAGAACAAGATCGCCTCGACTAGCTAAATGAATAGAATGTTTTTTAATAAATTCAGAATCCATAATATCTTTTAAATTTTTATATCCCTTTTTTTTAATTAGTGACTTCCACCCTTTTCTTGTTTTGTATTTACCTTTAAATTCAGTTTCAAAAAAAGATTTGTTGTACCTTTTTTTGTAGTAGTCTGAAACAAAAACAAAGCAATCAAAAACACCCAATTTAAATTCATTTTTTGAAACTGAATTTAAATAAATATAAAATTCATCTTGATCAAAATTACCTAATCGTCTTTTTTTGTCTGAGCTAGACATTACGTGTACCCCCCCATATTAAAGTCTGTTCATGTAAATCCTTTTGGTATATAAATGCGTTGTCGCTAGGGTGTTCAGCGTTTTGGTCATTATGATTCCAACGGCGATTACTAGCTTTATCAAATCGTACTAATTCGTCAATAACATTAACTGTAATACTGGCCGTGGAACCAATCGACAGATCAAGCGTATCAATAAAGCCCCCAAATACTGTAGGTGTATCAATAATTTGGTGTGTTGTTGGATTCACTAAGCCAATCTCGATATAACATTTTTTACCTTGATAGTCGGTTGAAATGGCAGTAGAAATTAAATGACTAGGTATGCCACTCAATTTTAAATCAATAAAATTCGCGGCTATTTTAGAACTTTCAGGTATGGCCGACACGCTACCTAGCGACCCTACGCCCACGTAATTAACTGGTGCATTTAAATGCGGTGGCTGATGCGATATTGTACCGACATCATTATGAACATAAACCGGTGAATCAAATTCTAAAGCGACTAAAAATATACTATAAACTTTATTTGATGTGAGTTCATTAATTCCAGAGGCATTAATTGAGCGAGGCACTAGATTACCTCACGCGCGTTAAATGTTAAAGGCTCAGATATGCCGGACGGATCAATTCTAAAATTAATATTGTTAATGTTTAACCTCATTTCGCATTTACAATCTTCTGTTATTACACTTGCATTGTCTAATGGCGTGACCCGTATTTTAGGAACAAAATTAATAGTCGCATTACCTCCCCCATCCGATGTCACGTCCTGTGTAACCCGTTTAAGTTCTGACTCTATTGAAATATAATCACCGGCCTTCAGGACGAGCGTTGAGGCTGTCCATCCATCAGTAATAATACTGGTTCCAGTTTGTGATGCACCGTTCACCAATGGCGTACCTGTTGATGTCCCTAATGTGTTTTTATTATCGGCACATATGGCGTTAAATGTGTTCGCCTTTCCGTTTAAGCGATCAAAAAACGATGTCCAAATTTGCCAATTAGTGCGTGCCATCGCAGGTAATGAATACTCGGCCTCCCATAGCGAGCCTGATAAAATTCGTGTTTGTTGTGTTCCTGATAAGGCACTATCGAACGTTTGAACACGATTTTGTAAATATAGTCTGGCGTGTGTGAATGCTGGTGTTAGTGGTAATTCTATCGGCATCTAAGCCCCCCAAATTAATTATTTATTATATTATATTATATCACTGATTAGGCTTGCCCATTATATTGACGCTGCTGCATTCCCGCTATGGCGCTTTGTTGAATTAATGGGGCTGCATTGGCTATTTCTGCGCGTACGGTTGAGGTTACATTTGGATTGAAATTGTTGATTATTGACATTGACATAGCACCCGCCGGCTTTGCTGTAGGTGTTTTAGCTTTGCTGAAATTTGATTTAATTCCACCTTGGATCCCTGAAATAAGGGGATCGACTACGAGTCCTTGTAAAAAACTGTGTTGTACTGTTTTTGCCAAACCTTCAAACATATTTTGGCCTTGTAAGATGGCGTTGGTCAAAGTATTTGACCAATTGTTAGTTGAATTTATCATCGCCTCTTCAATTTGATGTGCAGTTGATACACCCTTCTTAGCTAAACCACCTTTACCTGATTTGGAGCCTTTAGATGCATCTAATTCTTTTGCTTTATTTAGTTTTTCTTGGATGCTCAAAAATTCTTCAAGCTTTTGCTTCTTGTTTATTAATTCTGACTCCTCCTCCTTAGTGGATCTCCCTGTCAATTTATCCCATAGTGACTGACCTTTTGATGACCCCTTTTGAATCTCTTTAAGCCTCGCATTAATAAGCTCTAACTCTAGCCTTGCCCCTTTTAATTTAGAATCATCAATTTTTTTAAAAATTTTGTTCGATGTTTTAGCCATAGACGAAAGAAGAGGTATAACATGTTTTTGAATGTTGGCTTTTAAAATATTTAAATTATCATTAAATTCTACAATTCGGTCTGCATCTTTTTGAGTAATTACATTTGGTGTTTCTCTTGCTAAATTTCGCATAGCGACAGCACCTTTATCCATAATCTGAGCTAAGGCCACACCTTCAGAATCAAATAATTTCATAGAAAGACGGGTTCTATCCGAGGTATTTTCAACCTCTTCCATCGCTTCCGTAACCCTCTGAAACTGTTCGGTCACCGTAAGTTTATTTAAATTTTCTGCGTTAAGCCCCAATTCTTTTAGTGCATCTTTAGCCTCGCCCGTTCCTTTCGCTGCCTCCGCAACTCTACGTTGCATTCGCTGAAAAGCCATGGCCATCGTCTCAAAACTAATACCATTTTGTTCTGCAACGAATTTGAACCGTGATAAATTCTCTGTACTCTCACCTAATCGGACGCCTAATTTCTGAATCTTATCAACTTGGGTTAAAGTAGATTTACCCATCAACATAATACCTACGGTCGCTGCCATTGCAGCAATACGAACTCTGGCAAAGCCGGCAGCAAGTATTTTACTTTGTTCGTTTATTTTTTGAGTTGATTTTTTAGTGACTCTAACCGCATTATTCATATTAGATTTAAGATCCTTAATATCTGCTCGTACCTCAACTAATAATTTGTCTACTGTTGTCATAATTCACCCCATCTTTTAACATCGTCGGCGCTCGGTAAGTTTGGGTTATTTTTCTTATTAAATGCTTTAATTGCAATTTGCATATCAAATGCTGTTGCTTTCCTGCATTCGCTAGGTGTCCATTTTAGCTCTAACATTGCAAACTCAAACCAGTTCTCATATATATCATAAATCTCTCGATCTAGTTTTTTTTTACTTGCTCTTCTTGTTTCTGAGGTAAAACTAAAAACATGATTAATTCGGATATTTGTTTATTCGCTTCAACCCGATTCATTGCAATATACTCTTTTATTTTATTTTCACCTAATTCACTACAAGCTAACAAGCTATATATATCATAAAGTTCAGACACACTAAAACCAGTATCAATTTTATTAGCTAGTAAAGAATACAAAGTCACCCCTAGCTTTTCCTCTAATTTGAAATGCAATTCAAACGTAGGAATAATGCTATACTTGTTATCGTATATATTTAGATCAAGACTAGGCGTTAGCATTAGCTACCTGCGGTGCTAGTTACGGCTCCCGACACCTGTAGAGTTGCAGAAAATGTAAGTACGCCTTCCACTTCTCCTGTTAATTCAAAATCGCTTACATAGCCACTAAAAGCGTCTGTACGCTTATTGGTGTGCGAGCCTTCCAACGGATATTCTAAATAATAATCGTCTAATGTTTTGGCATTGTGCTTTGTCTCTATCAACTCTTGGCTTGCATCGCCCACAAATATACCTGAAAAAGAAACTGACTTTGTTGTTGTGCCTCCGGCTAACATCTCTCGGTTTCCACCCGAATCTTTATTAGTAATTTCAATAGGCGAATTAGATGAACTAAAACCGAGCGTAGTTCCTTTGGCAATTAGTGTTCCCGAACCAACAGTACCTGAATATAACTTAAAATCTTTACCTTGCATGGATAACCCCCATATAATTTGTATTTTTTAAGATTAATAAGTATTTAACCTCAATCTTATTATAGCATTAAATCCGTTTGAGGTATCTTGATCGTCGATTAAAACTTCAGAAAAATCGATTTTACTATAACAATAATTTAAATTGGTAACATTTAAATGCTTTTTATGTAGAGAATTATTTAGCTCTTTTAATATAGACTGTGCTTGTAGCTTGTTTCCTGTTTGGGTGTAAGCACCCAATGTAATAAATATAATATTACCATCAGACGACGTTGTATCGTCGGCCTCAATGGTCATGCCTACAAAACTTATATAAGGATAATTAAGCCCTAGGTTAGTTGGGTTGTCGACGACACTATCCGACCCATCACTCAAAATATTCATAAGCGTTGTGTTTAGTGTTATCGCTGCCCTTATACTTTTCTGAATCTCTGATAATTCTAAGCTCATATTGAAGCTCGCTTTAATCCTTTTTTGATATTTTTTTGAAGGTTTTTAATAATAGGATTTACGTTTTTTCTAAACGATGGAAATAGCCATGGCCTTGACTCCATTTGACTTGATCCGAACTCTAAATACATTGCATATTTTGCTTTACGTAGATTGGCTCCAACGTGATAAGCTAATTTATTTGTACCTGAAACAGAATTTATAAATATGCTTCGTGCAAGATTACCTGTATCGGATTTAGGGTACTCGCCCGACTTTGATCTTCTACCTACTTTCCCACCTCGAGTATATAATACGCCTGACCGAGACCCTCGATTAATTCCATCAACGGCCGTTTTTTGGATAGATAATGCGCCATCCATTACGGCGTGTTGGATTGGAAACAATAATTTCTTAGGCAAATTTGCCAATTTTCTTTCTAAACTAGACAACCCTTTAACTTTTATTTTTGTTTTCATTTTTGGATTGCTCGACGTCCGGTAATTGTAATATGGAATTAAAAATAGTTTCAAAATATTTGTACGGTACTGGCTGTTCTTTAGCCCATGCCATCATTGCGCTCAATTCCTTATCTGTTATATTTTTTGTGAATGTTTGTTGATCGTTCATTCTATCCCCCTAATTTAATTTAATATATATTATAACATATAAAATCGTTGAAAAAAAAGTCTCCTAGAATATGAAAACAAGAAATTAAGGGTTTGACCTATCGCCCATAGACTGAGAGTTGATTTTAACTTAAATCCAAAAAATTTAGTCGCTATAACAACTAAAATTAAATTACACAAATTGTCATGAATCAGAGTCACTAAAGTTTCATAAAAAACAATTTTTTTATGAGACTGTGACTTCTTCATTTTCTGATTGAATTGCTTTTATTTTTATAATATCATCCCCGAACTCAAGTTCTGAAAATCCATCAACTCTCATGTATTCGTATGTATTCTCGCTGATCAAGAGCCTTAATTTCGATGTAATTTTAAGGTGATCGTTTTGCCGTATAAAAACATGATAAAGTTTTTCATTGGTCTTTAGGTTTCCATCTATCGAATAAGTAGGTATTTTGCTCTTAACGTGGCACCAAACGGCCTCACCTCCGGCCACAGACCAGGTTTCTACTGATTGCCCCATGTCACCTATACTCACCGTCTTGTTTAGAATTTCTATTCTGTTATTCAAGTCACCTATCCTGAGAGATGATTTTATCATAATATAACCTCTCGATAGGAATTAAGCAAATACTGAACCTGTCGCGGCATGCTGCTATCTTCTCGGTTACAATATCGATAGGCAACAATTATTTTTATAGCTTGTTTAAGTGCCTCCGGAACGTCTGACGCTGATCCGTACCCAGCAATAAACTTTATTTCTACCCCATCTGCATTTCGGGTGAAGCTTGGCCATAACTTACCATCACGAAGTGTAATTTTACCTTTCTTCGGATTGGGTGCATTGTACGTCGTGACTTGATAATCGTTTGTTGAAATTATAGTCGCGACATCGTCATCTGAGTACGTTTTTATGTGTGTAATAGATTGTAATGGGCGTTTAGGTATTTCAATTTCGGATGCTTTGGTATTTAAGTTTATAGGAGCCTGAATTATACCGTCAAACCAGTGATTATTATCTATGTTTGGGAATCTATCAAGATAACCCGTCCAAGTTTGATTGATTATGGCTAGTCCCGTATATTCCTCGACCTCTTGACGACTCGATGTTATGAGTGATGTGATATATGTATTATCTGAATTATTTTGTACTCTTAAATGGTCTTTGGCTTCGCCCAAAGTAATCGGCTCTGTAGTGGGTTTATCATTTAATTTTAATTTCATTTTTTAAGAACCTCCAATTTTTGTACTTTCTCATTTAATTCTTTAATCGACTCAATTAGGAGAGGAATCAAGCCACTATATCTCACCCTCAAATGTCCATCATCCCCATAATCAACAACCTCGGGGCAAACCTCCAGAAGCTCTTGCGCCATTATACCCCAAGATTTTTCTTTAATTTGTGCTTTAAGGTTTTCAATTCGTTCGTCATATTCTTTTTGATATTCCTCATCACTGACCGACCCCACGGTAAATTCATTGCCATTGTCGTCAAATTGAGTATGTAATCGATCATGCTGTTCGCCGGGTACAGCAATATCATCAATTCGTTTTTTTATTTCGTTTTGTTCATGCTCCGATGACCAATGAAACGTGTACCCATTAATTTGATCTAATTTATCTAAGGCGTTATCGATTACCTTTAGATCTTTTTTCAAATCGATGTCAGAGTAAGTCGAAAAATAATGATTATAAAAACTTAAATCTGTATTTCCGTATCGTAATTTGGTGACCTTAACTGTGCCATTTACTGATAATGTTGTTGCTATTGAACTGCCAGTATAGCCAATACCGATTTTTCCGTCTGATTTTATTTCCAATTTCGTGGCGTTGCCAATCCGCAACGCCATCGCTTGACCCGCTTTTGCATTAACCAAAGTACGACCATCGGCCTTTTGCATTATTGCATATGCCCCAGACGTATTCCGACATTCTTCGTGACATATCCCCGCCCAATCGTCATACGTCGACATTTCGCCTATTGCTAGTCTTTGTGAATAATTAGCATCCGAACTGCCTATTTTACAATCAACTTCAATGTCAAAAACAGTCTCTTTTAACGTCATTTTTTTAATGAGGTCAGCCCCACCGCTCGTTCCTGATGGCGCTACATAAAAGTCCAACCGTCCGCCCCATGCCGCACCGTCATCAGCCCCGGCTATACCGGCTAAATTATACTCGCCACTGTTGGGATTAGACCCGCTATTGTGTTGGTTAGTCCATCGTATAAACGCCCCTGAGTTTGATGAGGCAAAATCGCCCTGAATACGCAACGCCTCGCACGTTTCGTTGGGCGGTGCGCCTGATGGCACATATATATGTAATGGTGCTTGTGCGTTTCCCAGTGTATTTATGCCTACATTTGTCGAAAATTTAAAATGATTCGATGTGATTCTCGCTTTTTCATTTTGGCTACCACCTACGTAAAATCGTACTGATTGATTGCCCTTCGAGTTAATACGGGTCATACCGTTACCATCTTGAGCTACGGCATAATCAGTGGCGGAATTAAAATCCGAATGAGATATGCCTGCAACGCCAGTAAGAGACGTTATCTTCCCGATATGACAATCGCCGAAGGAGGAACTATCGGCTGTTGTTTGTATAGCAAATGAACCACTTAAATTCCCACTCGAATTGAAATTAGCTAACTGCTTCCAAGCGCCGTCCAACCGCGCATCAATGGTTTTAGTTGTATCGTTATACAGAATAGCCCCGGCATAGCTAACCCCGTTCCGTCCTGAAGTAGTATATAAACCCAACCCCAGATACCCTTTTATATGTAAGGCCCCTGTATCAGATGCTAATGACATCAGGCACTGGTCATATGAACTGGGAACATCCCGTTCCCATAAAAACCCACGTGTCGAAGAACCCGACGCACGCATCCGAATGTGCCATCCCGTGCGCCCATCTAATGAACTACAAGCGGCTCCACCCGCCATGGACCGTGTACCGCTAGCTTGAGCAAGGTAGGTACCCCATCCATCGTTATTATACGAATAATATCGCAGCCCAACAGTGGTTCCACCGTCCACGCCACCTTGAAGCCCAATAAGACCCGAGTACATCGTGCAATGACCTTGAAACGTGGTTGTTCCAAGAACAGTGTTATTAGTACTTAAATCGAAAGCATTGGTCGGAAACGAAACCAACGACCCATTCTTTCTCAAGTCACCCGTATAGTTGATATCCCCGTCACAATCAATTTCGTAGGTTGGCGATCCAGTGGACACCCCCACTTGTATTTTATTTGGAAATATCCAGTTACCTGAAGTGATGCGACCGTCCACGGCATCCATACCACCATCATTATTAATATCTCTTTGAAACAAGAAGTCTGATCCATTAGCGCCTAAAACATACGAGGATGTTTGGTCACTATCATTAAACTCAATACCGGGCTTGTCTGAACGTAATTTGATTGTTTTATAATCCACGTCATTAAAAAATGAGGTGATGCCAGATGAACTGATTGAGATACGGTTATTCGTTCCTAAACTATCCGAGTTGGAAATTCTAAAAACATCGTTAGAATCCGACCCCACAGACCAGTAATTATTTTGAAAACTAAAGTAGATGCTTTTGTCTTTTGATGTAGAGGTGCTTTCAACTTCAATGCGAGCATGATCACTTGATTTAATATGTAACATTTCGCCTGGTGTTTGAGCACCAATACCGACTTTCCCTGCATTATATATACCCCCGGTGACGGTAGACCATAATGAGGAACCGCCCCCAGAATTAGCATCAACGTAGGCTTTGATTGATTGTTGTGAGGCTGCTTTAGTTGCTGAGTTTGATGCCATATTGTCTTCATCTAATAAGTCACTACTAATTGAATAATTATTTGCACTTGAATCGATATTATCTAGCTTGCTTTTTAAAGCATTAGTAAAGTTATTTTGGCTTAATTGGCCATCCTGCACAGAATAGGTAGTATTAGTGTAATTACTGGCATGAATCGTCCCAGCATTACTTCCTGTCCAGTCGATTATTTGGTTTCCGCTAGGAATTGTAGGTTTATTTTCAATAAAAGCTAAGGAATTGCTGTCTGTCTCATTCCAATCGCTTTGAACTCCACCCGTTCCTGTTGATGCTGCTGTAATTCGTCCCTTTGCGTCGACTGTGACGTTCGCCGTTGTGTAACTTCCTGCCGTTACGCCACTGTCAGGCAAACAATTATCATCAATAGTATTGCCTGAACCGCCTGCGATTCTTTTGGCGTCAACCATGTCAAAATCGCCGTAGGGAACTATTTTATCTGATAGGGAGATTCCAGTCATAATTAATTCGACCTCACTGTTATTGTTGTATTTGAGCCTAATTGCTGATTAGTTGCATACACATAATAGTTTTGTGTTACGCCGTATATATTGGTCACACTTACTGTTTCTGGGCTACCTGCACTCATGCCTATACCAAACCCAGTGCCTACATCGGTGAATGTTAATGAACCTGCCCCGCTTAGGTTCGTAGGTAGAGCAATCGAAAAATATTGGTGTGTTGCTGAAGTTTGTACGGCATTCCAAGTTTGGGTTGCATCACTCGTTAGTACACCATTATCTAAACCTTCTATATCAGCTTCAGTAAAAGAACTATTTTTATTACATTTTCCGTAATAGACCTTTAATGCCCCACTATGTGCAGACGTACTTGTAACGAGGCTATGAGTGCCTGTAACTAAAGCGTCTGAACGGTAGGTCTCATATGCTTCTGTATATCCGTTTGGGTTCTGAACATTAATCGTTCCATTCTGTTTTGTAAAAGCCATTAATTCACCGTTATACTTCCAACCTGATGAATTATAATCAGTTAATCGTGATGGGACGACAACGTAAATGTACTCGTTACTTACACCAGAATACGAAAATGTACGTGTATGATCATTATTAATTATATTTGAATCCAACCCTTTAATTGATGCTTGATCTGCTAGTGACGTTGAGCTACTAGCACCATAATAGATTTGATTTTTGTATGATAATGCGGAGGTTGATGTCTGTAATGTAGCGTTAGCCATGCCTGCTATCGTGCTACGGTACACCTTATAATCCTCAGTAAAACCGGCACTATTGGTAACTGAAACGGTTGTTGGTGCCTCAAAACCGGATAAGTAGGAATTATAATAAAACCCTCTACTTGAATGTAGTGTTGTGTAGGATGATGGGTGTGCGAAAATAATATAGGTGTTAGTTGTCGTACCTGTGATTGCCTCGCTTCTGGTATGATCTGAGGATAAATCCGTTCCACTTAGACCAACGATATCTGAACTTGTATATCCACTGGCCTTAGTTGTTCGACCATGTTTTATGTTGTTTTGAAATGTAATTAATGATTCTGTTGATGTCTCATTATCGGCCGTTAATTTAAATCGCACAGTCCCACCTCGACTTGAAGGATAAGGGACTGCAACCGTATTAGTAAATGATGAACCGGTATTAGAAGCGACCTGTAAATCGGGGTTGGCTGATATTTCGGTAACTATAGCACTGGTTGGAGGCCCATTATTATAAGCACAAGAAAACGTTATCGCACCTGTAGCCTTCCATGTGCCAGACCCAATTAAAACGGTGGTTAAAGAAATATTATCGCTAAATGAAGCGATACTAAATGTCAGGTCAATATAGTTATCATATTCTGAAAACCAAATTTTATTCGTACCCATCCAAAATAACCGGCCATTGTTTTCATTCAAAAGAAAAGACGAAGAACTAAAATCATTTGCATTCGTCGGATCAGAGGTTATTATGGATAGATGCTTATTAATTGAACCCTCATCAATATCATCCAAATTATCGTGGTCACGCGACAAATATTCCCACGAGGACCCATTCGATTTATAAAAGCCGGCTTGATTGTCACCAACCGTCGCCAAAACTAAATAAATCTGATTGTTGTTTTCGGATGAAGCCGTGGGAAGGTTGGCGTAATTAGACGACTCACCATCATAACTTTTTGATGCATCTACTGCCCCCCCACCTGATGAAGATAAAGATGTCAAAAAAGAGTGTAACATTATAACGCCCTCGATATAACATAAATTGTACAATCCTGGCCTGATTGAGTTTCATCAGATTGCACTTTGATTTTTTGGATAGGCAATAAATCGGACGGTGAAAAACTGTAATAGCGCGTCCCACTTTCTGTGCTTTTCGTCAATTCAAAGTCAGCCCCTAAGGTATTACACACAATAATATAATTACTTGGATCGGCTTTCCTGGCAGCTAAAATCTTAAGTTTGGAACCTGTTAATGTGTCGGGTATCACAAAACCCACTACCGTTTGCCCGTGTGTGTTGAGTTCGGTGGATAATGATAAGCCTGTGGGTATTGTAAGATGTTGGTCATCAACTAAATTTGGTAACCACTCAGCCGCATTGTTACCCATATTTGACCTCAATTATTTTACTAATATTATAAAATCCCATTGCTATTTTATTTCGTAATTTTTGAAATACTGACAAGGGTTGATCCACCCATATCAGATTATTAGTATTAGGGATTACTTTAACTGTTTTTTGCTTAAATTCTTTTAATGTATCTTTTGATTCACTTTTAAACTCTTGTATTATTTTATCTGTTAAAGTTTTAATTTCTTCTTGCGAATGCAACTTGAATTCGTCTAATTTTTTTCTAAAATCGTTTACTAATTCCTCTGATAGGCTGACACCTTTTTCGAGTGATGGAATCTCCGTAAAATTCTCTATCAGTTGAATATCCTCCCACGCTTTCCCATCATCTATAAAACTTTGTGCCAAATTTGTTGGAACGTTGTAAACGCATCCCCCTTTGAATTCAAAGATATCAATGCCGTTTGGTGACCCCTTTATATCTTTACAATTTTTATCAAATTTAATAAGCATTTTATTGTGTTTTTTTGGATATTTTTTTTTTAAATTTAACTGATAATTTTTTATTTTCTAAAACTAAATTCGCAACATCACGCTCAATTAAATGATCTGCAACCTCAGCCGGAACATCATATATACCTATGTTATAAATTAATGGCTCAGCCTGTGACTTAGAATTATCTGAAATGTTGTCAAACAAAACTTTGATTTTTTTTGTTCCCATTTTTGAAAAACCTCCTATTCATTATTAGAGAGGGGGGTGGTACCCCCCTACTCAATCAAACCACTTATGTCGTAGGTGCTGATAAAGGATGACCCAGAATAGCCACCGCGCCCAAAGTTCCTCCACTTGAAGTCGAAGCTGACACAATGTTACATTTTACATATCGTTTAGACCCAACATAGCCTATAGATTTTGATGTGTTATCATCAGCTGCTACAAACGCGCTAGATGCCTCCGTATTAGTCAAATCTGCATCACCAACACTAGCAGCATCGGACAATCCGCTGTCGTCGCCCTCTTGGACGAGTGGTGTAAACGTTCCGTCAGTCACCGTACCCGATTGAATCACAAATAATACAGACTCGTACCCTGCTGTATCAATGATCACTCCGTTAGTTGTTGTGTCACTTGAAATTGATTGTGTGTTCAACGCAACCAAGCTTTTAGTTGTGCTTTTTAGTTCTTTTTTAGCCATTTTTTAAAACCTCCTTTTTAATTATTATGATGCTATTTTCTGAATTTTGATTGCATCAAAATCAGTAACAGCGCCGCCCGTTCTTTTAGTCACTCGGTATTTAATTTGTCCCGGAGTGGTATAAGGATCGCGTAGAATGGCTGTTCCGGCTTTGTCTACAATCGTGTACCCTGCTCTAAAATCACCGTAAGCGATAGCTAATGCGTTACTTGCGATGGCAGGAATATCCGAAGCAAATACAACTGGTTTACCTAATAATGAAATTGGGCTACCTGCTCCTTGTTGGTTTCCACCAAAGAAATATACATCTGTACCTTTTAATTTCATTAACGATCCAAATGTTGAACGTGCCATCATAAATACTGCATTACCTTGATAAACCTCAAATAAACTATTCTGTAAGTCGATCAAACCATCAACGGTTACTGCTGAAGCTGACCCAGAATTAACTTGCTCAAGACTATCAAAAGCGTACGAGGATGAACCGGCAGTGTAACTTAAAATACCCTTGGGTTGGCCAGATCCGGAACCTGTAATAAACGCTGTATTTTCTTCGCGCGTTAGCGTTCCTTGAGCTTCATTTAATAACTCCGTCTCGACTGAATTTACATCTGCTAAAAACTCCTCAGAAACAGGAGGCATGGCGTAGTGCTTATGAGCAAAAATACTAATTTTACTGTATTTCCCGGTATCCGTATTTGCATTAGATGCAAGCTCCCCTGTCCATCCCCCACTAGAAACTAAACCACTGCGAACATATTTGTCTAATTGATTGGCATTGGTTAAAGTTTTAGTCGTTGCTAATTGACGCAAAGGCGACGTTTCAATAAATCTTTTACCGATTTCGGAATCAATTTCGGGGGAAACTAAAAAGCCACCGTCAGTATCAATTCTGGTTTGAAGCGCTTTTGATTCTAATGCTGTTCGGTCATTTTTCAGTATATAGTTTTTCACAGCGGTATTATAAGCATCAGATTTAGTATCTATTTCTTTTACGCCTTGATTAGCTACTGCACTTAATTTTTGTACCTTTTCAGCTAGGCAGCTAACTTCACTTGTGATCCGATCTGCTTTTTCCTCAAGTTCGCCTTGTGCTTTACCTTGTTTTTCAATTTGTTCAAAACGTTGCTCGTTTGTTTCTTTAAGCTGATGAACTGCTGATTTAATTTGGTCAACAATTTCATTTTTTTTATCTTCTGACATTATTTTGCTCCTTCAAAAATATTAAGTATTTGTTTTAATTCTTCTTCTTCACTTGCGGATTTTTGATCAGCGTCTCGCCGATTGAGTTCAGTAATCCCCCCTGAAAGAAGCCGTTTAGCTTCATTCCTAGAAAGTCCGGCGTCACGCAGGATATGTTCTAAGTCTCTAACACTAATTATAGCATCGTTTCTACAAAGCTTTTTAATCTGCACCAGAGTCGCTTGAGGGTTAGCAGGAAACGTGACAAATGAGATTTCTGGAAGCGTTGAGATTTCTTTAATTGTGCGTAAATTTGTTTTCTTGTTGATCTCATACTCGCCAATAGTGAAACCAATTGACATTGAGTCGATTGCCCCTTCCTTAGTCTCTGTGTAGGCATCTCTGCCTTTAGTTGTGTCAATAAAACGCCCATTTACTAATAACCCCCTTTCATCTTCATTTAAGTTTTCAATTACACCAACAACCTCTTTATAATTGTGTTGGTATAATAATTTCGGATACTTCTTATTAATTTCTGCTTTTTCGATAACGCCTTTATAAGCTCCTTTTTCGATACGATCATTAACAAGATCAACATCAAAAGTACTACCATAAGCGACAAAGGACATATCTTTTTCTGATAATTCTTTAACCTCCATTCCAAAATTTAATATTTCTTTATTCATAAAATGCCTCCTTTTTTTTGTTTTCTACGGTACGTTTCCGTACACCTACAATTAATTACATTACGCCCAGACGCGCTCGAATCATGTGGCCTCATCATTGCCTCGCCACCAACAATATACGCCTCATCCATATCACGTCTTTGTCCGTTTACGGCTGCATGCCAAGGTCGAGTTCGTGCATCTTCTACACTGGCCCAGAACTTTTGTAATGGAAGCTCAATATCTTCAGACATAAATTTAGTGCTTGCTTGTTTTGCAAAACTCAACGCTGCAAACGATTCTGTATTGGCTATCATCATTGCCCGAGGTTTAGATATATTAGATGCTCGATCTTCTATGATCTTAGCTATCTCTCTAGTAGATAAATTCTCTTCCTGACCCCGTTTTATAACTTGTTTAATCATTTTTTCTGTTGTTTGTGAAATATTTTTAGCTTTTTTAGATGCTTCGGCAATGATCCAATCTAATGCAAAAAACTGGAACCGTTCTTGAGCATCGTTTTTAATACTGTATTCTGTTTCAAAGTTTTTTTTTATATTCTGAAATTGACGCTTAGCGCTTGCATCAACGGCATTTGAATACAATTGGAGTATCAATGCTCTTAATTCTTTATGGTGGTCTTGTATGTCGATATTAAGGCCTTGTCTGTGGTTTTTAGCTTGCTTGATCATCGCTCTGTATAATTTCATGGCAAATTTGGGTCGGTATTTGGATGCGATAAGATCAGCTAACCGATTGAATTTAACTTTTTCTCGTTCAGCCTCCCTCCTGTTATTCGCTATCATAAACAAGCTCTGCCTGGACTCTAGCTGATTTTTGGTCATAGCCTTTTTGAATTAGTTGTTTTTCGTAGTCTTTTTCTGAATCAGGTAACTCATCGTCAAAGTTCATACCCATACCGACTTGATCGAGTGGTATTTTAGACATTTCAGTTAAAAGCGTATCTGCTCCTTCTAGTGGCTCTAAACCCATTGCCTCACGTTTTTCATTAATCGTCATAAATGTGGACGACTCGAGGGATTGTCGTTTTCGATCTCTTTTAGTGCTTATAGCTTCCACAGAATCCTCGTCATAATGAAGTTTATATCGATCGTTATATCTTGGCGTCAGCCACCGATTCAGTTCAGTCAACAAATGTGATAAATGGGGCTTAACTGCGTTATCCCACAACTGTTCTTTGGCTTTGTCTAAATTTTCGTAGGTAGCTTGCCCCATCAACAAATCTACAGGAACCCCAAATGTAAACGCGATTGTTTTTGATGCTTGCTCAATGCCAGATTGGAAATTTAAATCGGTTGGTGTTAGCCCAGTTTTGTTGAATTTTAAGCCCCTTGGGAGGGTCATCATAGAGAGAGACCGGCTCCCCTTATATTGTTGCATCGATAGTTTTAAATCTTCGACTTGGTTTGGGCTTAAACTCACTTCTCGATCAATTTCAATAACTGCGGATACGTTTCCTGAATTTTGGAGTACGTTGTTATTCCACTCATTGCTTAAATTAATTTGATTGATTTGATCTTCTAAAGCTTGGATCGTACTAATTCCCAACCCATCATTAGAAAATGCTTTTAAATGTAAAATGTTCGATGAACCGTCTAAAAAAATGGGGTATTTAATTGCATCAACGCCCGTACCATATTCATAATAATTATCTTTGATTTTTATTAATAATGGATCCAAACAATCTAAAATTATCGGTATTTTATTATTTTGAGGGTCTGTATTTTCTTCTTTCGTTTCGTAGTTCGCTCTAATATAGCTATTCCCGTATATCAAATAATTAACCATAACAGAATTAAAAAACTCTATCTTAGACTGAGACAAATTCGGATTATTTAAAAGCCTTAATAAATCATCATTTAAATTATCAACTTGTTCATTTTTTTCGTTAAGTAGGATAAATGGGATTTTTGATACTTCACTTGATATCAGATTAACGCAACGATTAACGACTGCATTACGTTTGTAGCCTTCCCTCATCCAATTATGCATATCTGATGATCGCGAATACGTACCCCCATTGGCACAAAAAGACTGTGAGTTATTTTTATTTATTAATAGACGTGTGAGCTTCGAGATCATGGAACCCCCTAATTAAAATAAGATACATTCATATTATACATTAATTTATGCTAACCATCATAATTTTGTGCTAAACCATGATAATTGGAATTTCAGTTGATTTATTCATGGCTAACTCGGTCAAAGCCCACACAAGTGCATCCAGTCGATCAGGACTCTCTTCGCCTTGAGTGCCGGTGTAGCTTGTCATCTGTTCCTCTAGTTCGGGGAAACGCTGTAAATGGGTGACCTTCCCCTGCTCGTATAAGGCACTAATCGGCTCTGCTCTTAATATCTTTCCTCTCGTTGCTCGTACTTGTTTGAAATTAACATTAGGCTCTAAATTACGGATATTTTGCTCTATAAGATCACCACCGTTATTTATCTCGCCAATGATACAATCAGCGTTATTTTTATGGTAAAGATTAATAGCTACATTACCCCATTCTGTAGGTGAATAAACACCGCTTTTATCCTCAATTATTATATAGCGACCATTTGTCATTAGAGCAGCTACAACAATACCTGTTTCACTGCTATTTTTATTTGATGAAACAGCGGGGTCAATAGCAACGACAATGCGTTGGTAATCAGCTATTTTATCCAAACTACGTGCCTCCTCCAACATAGCATAATTCCATAATGCCCCTGCAATGTCATCAAGCCAATCACCCATAAAGATATTGTTATACTTCCTTGGGTTTATTGCCTTGATTTCTTCGGCTCGTGAAATAAAAGACTTATCAAGATTATTGATGTTGTCTAAATAAGTCGTTTTTAAATACAGTGTGTCTTTACGTTCTTTTAGTTTAAATCGCTTGTATATCCAGTGAGACTTATCAACCGGATTTAACACTAACAAAACTAAGTTTTTAATTCCTTTCGTACGAATTGAAAAATCAACTCTATCAAATAACGCTTCATCGGCGCACTCTTGAGCCTCTTCTAGTACAAGTACATTTACATTATTAACGGATTTTAGTGCTGAATTAGCTGTATTTGAACTTGGTTTTAATCCTCGATATATAATGTTACAACCAGAACCAATATTGTTTACCTCTGTCTTCTTAAAAATAAATGAATCATCATTACAAAGCGTTTCACACATTCCCCGGAACTCAGGAATAATACTAGTTTCTGCTGAAACCATTGTGTATCTAGTAAACAATATCTTGTTGTTTTTTAAAAAACTAATATAGTTAAGAAAACAACTTAATACAAATGATTTACCGCTGCCACGCCCACCTTCTATCAATACATATCTGATACCCTTGGTATCCGTATCCATTACTTTAAAGAGCGGTTTATACTTATTGGAAAGCTTAACCCGACTATACATCATTCTATCATTTTGCTGACCTCGGCATAACGATACCTTTGAATATCTGATACGCCACCTGTGGTACTATTGAATTACCTAATGACTTAAGTCTGTCCACCCGATTGGGTATCCCATTAGCCACTCGACCCACGTTGGGTTCAGACTCCCACCAGTTTCTGTTTGGCTCTTCATGGCAACTCTTTCCTCTAAATTCCCCTTGTCCCTTCCTCGACTTTTTATCGTCGATGTTTTCTCTGCCATCGCTGATGATGCTCTCGAAGTTGGCCACATCTTCGCTTCCCTCATGTCTGTTATCGGATAACCGTACTTCACTTGTTCCGCTAGACTTCCTGGCGGTACTGTTTTCCTTCCGCTCTTGTTCCTCATTTTCTCCCTCTTCTTCAAACCCTCCTCCGATCTCTCGGTTATGTTCGTTGCGCTTGGAGTCAACCACATCCCTTGATCGTTGAGCATATTTACCTGCATTTCTAAGCTGTTCGGTTTTTTTTTGTTTTTGTTTTTTGGGTTTGAAGATGCTCTCATTCGCTTGATGTAGGTCTCGTAACTTTCGTTCACTTGAATTGTTTTGGGAGTAAGCCACAATCCAAACCCTGTCTCTCCTGTGGGGAGCGCCGACACCGCAAGCTGGTATAATAAATGGTTGCACTTCGTAGCCTTCACTTTCCAAGTCAATTTTCGTGCGCTGGAATGCCATATTGACGAAGTTAGCAACGTTTTCACCAATGACCCAAGTGGGCTTGAACTCTTTAACAACTCTAAACATTTCCGGCCAGAGGTCACGATTATCTTGCGTTCCTTTTTTTCGTCCTGCGATACTAAAGGGCTGACAGGGGAATCCTCCTGTAATAACGTCAACTGTTCCATCTATATCACCTCTTTTTAATTTGCAGATATCCGGAAAAACCGGAATACTGGGAAAATTCTTTTTTAATACTTTTTCACAGAATGGATCGGACTCACAAAATGCAACCGTTTTAATCTCTGCCCAATGGGCCGCTAAACTAAAACCCCCAATCCCACTAAATAAATCCAATAACATTTAACTAACCCTCTCTACATACAAAA